GTCATTGAGCCAACGCTTCATATAAGCTTGGTCATCAAGTTTACCTTCGGCTTTCATTTGATAATACAAAGCCATAGGTATGGATGCCACATGGTGCATATCTCCATTCCAATTAGCCCGTTCATCAAAAGAATTAAATCTCTCTTTGTTTGCTTCTACTACTTGTGTAGCATCAATAATTGTCTCAATGGTTGCCTCATCTTTTTCAGCATCGTAATGCCAAAGCTTTTTGGTTCCAAATTCTGAGTTGATGTCAAAGATTTTTGTAGTCATGTAAAAAAAGGGTGGGTTATTAGCCCACCCCTTAGATTTCAGATTAGCTCTGAATTGTTGAGTTCAGGTCATAGACAGCGCCATGAGCCTTCTCGTTCTTGATCTTCAAGCCCCACTCGCACAAGAGCATACGCTTCTCAGCATCACCAGTCTTAGCCAGTTCAACTGTTTGGAAGGGACGCAGGAAAGCAACGCTTGCGTACTCAGGATCAAGCACGAAAACATCACGCTCACGTTGGAAGCGGTTGGCAACAATACTCACATTACCGAAATCGGAAACATAAATATCTGCAGCTCCGATGATGGTGGAAGGCTTAGGACCAGTCACATTGAAACGCTGACCAGCAATACCAGCCATCTTAGACAAGTTCTGCTTGTTAACAGGACCAGCCATAACGATAGATGGTGAGCCACCTTCTGTCCACACCTTCTGAATTACGTCTTTCAGCAATGTCTCGCTGAATGAACGCAAGTTAGTGGTTGTAGCATCAGTACGAGCTGCATCAGGAATAGTGGTGTATGAAGGATCAGAACCACCAGTACCTTCGTTTGTATTGGTCTTCAAGAATGCCAACAAAGCGCCAGACTTACGAGCGGAAGATGTAGAACCAGCGGCAGCGGCTTGGTTAGCCAACATTGTGGCTTCCATGTCACGCTTAATTTCCGCAGATTTTTTAGCCATTTGGTAGCTCAACTCAGAGCGTCTGCCTGCTTTGTCAACAGCTTCCAAAGTACCAGCAATGATTACATCCTTACGGCTAATCTGGGTGTAGTTGCCCAAACGAACTGTAGCTGTAACTGCTGTGAAAGAGGTGATGTCATCACCTTCGATCTGGGCATTGGTTGTAACCGCAGCAGCCAAATCATCTGTTTGCCATTCAAAGAATGTATTGGTGACGTTTTCACGACCAATGTTAGACATGAATGGAGTCTCTTCTGGAGAGATCTGATAAATGACGTTTGAAAGATCTTCCCGAACGCCTTTAGCGTCAAATCGGGTATAGGTATTGGTAATAGCAGCCATGATAAATCCTTAAATAAATTTCTCGAAAAGGGATGCGGCATCTCTGACGCTTCCTGATTGTGCAAGACGCTTTTTTGCGTTATTTATATCACTAGATTTAGAACTTACGCTACCTGCTGAACCTGGAGATGCCATCCTTGGTGCTTTTTTAATCTTCGCTTGGAATTCTGGACGCTTACTCATCATCTGGTCATACTTCCACGCTTTGTGAAGCGCCAGTAATGCCCTTGAATCAGTGATCGTGTTCAGTTCCTGCTCTGAAAAGCCCAACTGCTGTCCGTACTCCAATAAAGCTTTTCCTTCAGCTTTGGCTTTCTCTGGAGAAGTCCACTCTGGAATTTTCTCTTTCAAAATTGCAGTTTCCTGTGCCAAAACAGAATTGATCTGCTTTTGCATTTCAGCTTCTCGCATTTGATTAAGTCGCATCTGCTCTGCTTGAACTGCGTATTTCTGTTGTTGCCTACGCTGATGTGATGTCCATTGACGGGCATATTCAGTTGGGTCTTCAACTTCTAAACGATTCCAATCAGGCTCTTGCGGCTCAAACTCTTGCAGTTTTTGCTGTAATTGTCCTAATATCTGAGCATATGTTTCACGCTCTGCACGTACTTGCTGAAACTCAGACTCCACAAATTTGCGCTCTTCTGCCAGTTTCTGCGTTTTCCGTGTGTAGTCAGCTTCTCGTTGGTAGCCTCGGATCAGTTCTTCCTTTGGGACTTCGATTTCTTTGCCATCAACTTTGACAACAAACTTCTCATCCCTAGGAGCTTCTTCCTCGGCATCCTCCTCGTTAGCCTCTACTTCCTCAGAAGTTTCCTCTGCTTCGTCTTGCGGCTCCGCAGATTCCATTTCTTCAGACTCAGAGTTGGATTGCTCCTCCTCTGGTAGCGCCTCTGCACCAGTGTCAACACCCTCTTGGCTGTCTAGCATGGAAGCAAAGCTTTGCGCTGCTTGGTTTACTGTAATCGAACCGACTGCTTGTGCGTTATCGGACATATTTACCTCTTAGTTTAACAATCATTTGTTCGGGGGTCTTCCCCGTCTGCGAGCAAGAGACACTTCTGCCATCTTGCCTGTATCCATGACAGAGCGTAATTTTGCTCTCAAGATGTCTATCGTGGTCAAAAGCAAATAAGCTTGCTCTCTGATAGGACCTTCCATCAATTTGGAAGACCTGATCTCACGATAACAGTCATCTTCAATTCGTTTCAACATCTCATTGAGGAGTTCATCCTCAAGAAGTAGTCTGGCTCTGTCTCCTCTTGCGAGGTTAATTTCTAGATCGTCCATTTACATCATCGGTTGGGGCTGTTGAGGGACTTGCGTCTGATTCATTGCAGCTTGTTGACGGATTAATTCTCGGTCACGATTCATTGCGGCATCTATTTCCGCACTTTGAATTTGTACACCATATTTCAATTCTAGCTCATATCTACGCAAAATACCATCTTGCTCAATACGATCTCTTTCACGATCATCAGCCATAATCATTCTTTCACGATCTAACTGTAATTCAGCGGCTTTCTTTTGAATATCAGCTTGAATAGATTGTGCCTGTACTTGAGCCAATATCTCCTCTGGAGTAGGCTTTGGTGCAGGTGGTTCTGGCAACTGGAAATCAACTGGTAATTGATTAAAGTAATTAGCAGAATCTTTAATTCCTGCCAACTGCAGCATCTTAGTTAATGTGTTTGTGTATTGTGGTATTGATACAACAGGGTTATTAGGACCAGTCTTTTCAATCAACATTTCCTGACGGGCGGCTACCTGATTGAGAATATTAATTCTGTCTTCAATAGTGCCATCACCAACACCCACATTAACGATTACATCCATCTTTGCATCCCACGATCTTGGGTCAATAGGAACAAAGGTGTTACGCAAACGCACCATACGGGCACGATCTTGGTTCTCAACAACTAACTTCAAGATGCCAGTAAATAACTTACGTAAACCAGTTTCAGCAAAGATACGGGCAATCATCTCAATGTGCTGATGAGCGGCATTGACAGTGGCTGATACAGCGGCTTTGGTGGTGCTTTGGAGAGCATCTGCATCTAACCCTGCGGCAGCTTTAGAAATGCCTGTACGGGTCTGTTTAATGTCATCCAAGTAGTCCAACATCGGGAATGCGGCTTGACCAACAAATGGAGTGGTAAAAGGCTGAACCATACCTGGCGCTCTCATGCGAATAACTGCACCAACTTCCGTATTAAGCACATCTTCCATGTTAGCCTGACCCTCAACAATCGCTGTACGGGGGTGGATAGATTGTGCCAAAGAGTCTAGGATGCCACGCTGAACATTGGACTTGATTCTCTGGATGTCCATAACGACATCGGCAGGGCACATACCAAAGAATGTGTGTGGCTCTGGATCTGGGCAGAAGTCAGCAAACTGTCGCTCAGAAACGATCTCATTGCGGATAACTTTGTTACCTGTACCGATGGTGCAAATCCTACGCATTTCAGCAATGCCATCGCCATCAAAGTCTACCTTTAAGTAGCCCTCAATGTACATCACACTCTTGCTTGATGGATCACCATTGTTTGCAGTACTGATTACCGCAAATGGGTTGCGAGAAGTGTATTCTTGGTTGTTGTCAAAGTCGTTACCATTACCAGATTGCTCAACCATTTCATCATAGTCATAACCCATAGCGACTAGATCGGAAACAGTCTTCATGGTTCTGTGACCAACAAAAGTAGCATCCTCAATGGATTTTGCTCTGCGGTCAATCAGGAACTCTTCTGGTGGCAAAGCCTCAATCTTGACCTTACCAGATTTAATTCTGCGCTTGATCTCCACATCGTACATCATGGGTGGTGGAGTCATAATACCTTGAGCTTCATTCATTGGCTCAGTACCAGGCACTGGGTATTCACGCACCGCAGAGATCTCTACATTAGGATCACTGGTCAACATCATCATGCTTTGTTCATCAAGCATGGAGAATGACTCTGCACGAACTTCAACAGACTCATCCCACCAGTACTTCACAATACCGCACTTGCGTACCAAAGCATCTTTAAATGCTGAGTGGAGGATCTTAAAGCCAGGATTATCTCGTTTGAAAATGAAGTCAACATAGTCTGTAGCTTGTTCAGCATTCTGAACATCTTCAGGTCCTTGTGGAGCAAACTCAACCACACGCTCTGGACCAAAGAAAATACGCATCAGGCTTGGCAAAATACCTTGTACTGTATCTCGCACATCCATTGAGACTACTTGTGAGCGACCATCTTCCTCGTCACCAAAGAGATCACCATAGTAGTATTCAGTAGCTAATGCTCGATTACCACCAATATCATCATCAATAAAGGAAATTGCATCTGTAATTTCGGCAGAGATAACACCTTGAAGTTGCTCTTCAGACATTACCTCATCTTCCTCCATTTGTCCTTGGAGGGTTTCTGCCATCAGCATTGGATTTTCTTGCATATTATTTCCTTATCGTGAGCCGATATAAGGGAGGATTCCAGAGTTAGTATTCTGTAGTAAAGAAGGGATGCCACCAACATAATTGTTAGCCATCCCACCATATGCCATATTTGCTTGAGGGAGCATGAGAGATTTCTCATCTTCTTTAGGATTGAAAGAGTATTTAAATGCAGAATTAGCCATATCGCCCATTGTGGCGTTTGGATTTGTGATGCCTTTATAAGCTTCCATTGTTGGGGCAATTTGTTGGTTGACCATATTGCCCATATAGTTGCCAAACTCTGCACCCAAAGATGCTGGCGCTGCACCACCACCTGCTACTGCTTCAGACATTCCTGCCTCTGCACCTGCTTGTCCTAGAGAATCCAAAAAAGCGGCAAGTAAGGCTTCCATTATTCGTCCTCATCCATTTCGTATTCTGTTTTAGCCATCATCAACATATTTTGCTGATTCTTGGTCATTTTCTTGGTGATAGGTCCACCAGATAACCATGCTGAACAAGTACGCTCACCTGCACATTTAAAGTCAAACAACTCACAGTAACCGAGATTAGCCGCACCTTGGACATCTTTGGCATAGCCATCAGTCTCTTCATCAATGCCTTTTAGGATGCAGTCTAGCATCTCAGGGGTTTGGATAAAGGCAGCGCAGTTACCGCATCGCA